ACGCTGGCCGAGTTCGAGGCCGCGCTGGAGGCGGGGTCTTTGATGGCGCTGGTGGAGCGCTTTGAGACGCGGGCCTTCACCACGCGCGATGTGCTTGCGCTGGTCGTGGCCGGGCTGCGGGGCGGGGGCTGGCAAGGCACGGCGGCTGATCTGCGGACCGTCGAGATCGGGGGTGGCCCTGTGGCGGCGGCGCGGGCAGCGGCAGAGTTGCTTGCACGGGCGTTTCAGCTGCCGGGTGAGGGATGAGCGGGATTGATTGGCCAGGGTTGATGCGGGCCGGGATGGGCCGCTTGGGCCTCACGCCTGATCAGTTCTGGCGGCTTAGCCCGGTGGAGTTGCGGATCATGTTGGGCGCAGAGGCGGCGGTGCCGCCTTTGACGCGGGCGCAGCTGGAAGAGCTGGCTGCGGCATATCCCGATCAGGGAAAGGGCAAGGATCATGGCAGAGATTGACGAGCTGCAAGACCAGATCGCCACACTTGAGGCCACATTGGCCGGCAGTGCGGGGATGGTGGCGGCCTTTGACGGCGAGTTGACGCGGATGCGGGAAAGCCTCGTCTTTACCGGGCGGGAGGTGAACACGCTGTCCACGGGGATCGGTGGCGGCTTGCGCCGGGCCTTTGACGGGCTGGTGTTTGACGGAGTCAAGCTGTCGGACGCCTTGCGTGGCGTGGCGCGGACCATGGCCGACACGGTTTACGGCGTGGCGATGAAGCCGGTGCAGAACGCGCTTGGCGGGGCGATTGCCCAGGGCTTGAACGGGCTTCTCGGCGGGTTGATGCCCTTTGAAAAGGGCGGTGCCTTTTCCCAGGGCCGGGTGATGCCATTTGCCAAGGGGGGCGTCGTGGCGCAGGCCACCGCCTTTCCAATGCGGGGTGCCACGGGGTTGATGGGTGAGGCGGGGCCCGAGGCGATCATGCCCTTGGCACGCGGGGCGGACGGGCGGCTGGGCGTGCAGGCGGCGGGATCGGCGCGACCTGTGACCGTGGTGATGAACATCACCACCCCCGATGTGCAGGGCTTTCAACGCAGCCAAAGCCAGATCGCCGCTCAGGCCCAGCGGATGCTGGCGCGCGGGCAAAGAAACCGTTGAAGGGGCCGGAGCATGGCATTTCACGACATACGTTTCCCCACGAACCTGTCCTTCGGCGCGCTGGGCGGACCCGAGCGGCGCACCGAGATCGTCACGCTGGCCAATGGCCATGAAGAGCGCAACACGCCTTGGGAACATTCGCGTCGCCGCTATGATGCGGGCATGGGGCTGCGCTCCCTCGATGACCTTGAGCTGCTGATCGCGTTCTTCGAGGCGCGGCGCGGGCCGTTGCATGGCTTTCGCTGGAAGGACTGGGCGGATTGGAAATCTTCGATCCCCTCAGCGGCAACGGGGCCGACCGACCAGATCCTTGGCACTGGCGACGGGCTGCGCACGGCTTTCCCGTTGCGCAAGCGCTATCTGTCGGGCGCGCAGGACTATTGGCGCCCGATTGCCAAGCCGGTGGCCGGCACGGTGACGGTGGCGATTGCCGATGATCCCAAGGTTGAAGGGGTGGACTTCACCGTGGATGCCGCGACCGGGATCGTGAGCTTTGTCACGCCCCCCGACATTGGCGCGGTTGTCACGGCGGGCTTTGAATTCGACGTTCCGGTGCGGTTTGACACCGACCGGATCGCGGTCTCGCTGGCCTCGTTCAACGCCGGCGAGGTGCCGGACGTTCCGGTGATAGAGGTGCGGCCATGAGCTGGCGCGCGGCGCTTTATGCGCATCTGGGCAGCGGCATCACCACGGTCTGTCATTGCTGGCTGGTGACGCGGCAGGATGGCGAGACCTATGGCTTTACCGATCATGACCGCGATCTGAGTTTTGACGGGCATGTGTTCAAAGCCGCCAGCGGGCTGTCGGCGGGGGCCTTGCAGCAGACGACGGGCCTGTCGGTGGATAACTCCGAGGCGGTGGGGGCGCTGTCAGATGCCTCGGTCAGCGAGGCGGATCTGGCCGAGGGGCGGTTCGACGGGGCCGAGGTGCAGGCCTGGCTTGTGAACTGGGCCGATGTATCTGCGCGGGTTGTGGCGTTTCGCGGCAATTTCGGCGAGGTGACGCGCAAGGCCGGGGCCTTTCGGGTAGAGCTGCGCGGCCTGACCGAGCGGCTGAATCAGGTTCAGGGCCTGGTCTATCAGGCCGGATGCAGCGCGGTGCTGGGCGATGCACGCTGCGGGGTGGACCTTGGCCTTGCCGCCTATCGGGCGAGCGCCGCGATCGCCGAGATCGATGTGCTGGGCCGGGTGCGGATCGAGGGGCTGACCGGCTTTGCCGATCAGTGGTTCGAGCGGGGCCGGGTCGAGGTTCTCAGCGGCGCTTCGGCGGGAATGTCTGTCATGGTCAAGGCAGACCGGTTGACCGATACCGGGCGGGTGCTGGACCTGTGGCACGGCACCGGCGCGGCTTTGGTTGCAGGCGATACCATTCGGCTGATTGCAGGATGTGACCGCCGCGCGACGACCTGTCAGACCAAGTTCGCCAATTTCCTGAACTTCCGCGGCTTTCCCCATGTGCCCGGCGAGGATTGGCTGACCTCATACCCGGTTTCTGGCGGCGTGCATGATGGCGGGAGCCTTCAGGGATGAACCGGAATGAAGAGGTTCTGGCCAGCGCCCGCGGTTGGCTTGGTACGCCCTATCGCCATCAGGCAAGTTGCAAAGGGGCGGGCAGCGATTGTCTGGGCCTTTTGCGCGGCATCTGGCGCGACATCTACGGTGCCGAACCTTGCCCGGTCCCGGCCTATACCGCCGATTGGGACGAGCCGACGGGTCGAGAGGTGCTGTTGACCGCCGCGCGCGCATTTTTGCAGCCGGTTGAGCGCGGGCAAGAGGTTGTGGGCGATGTGCTGTTGTTCCGCATGCGTCCGACTGCGGTAGCCAAGCATCTGGGCATCCTGACCGAGGTCGGCCCGACAGCTTCATTCATTCATGCCTACAGCGGTCATGGGGTCGTGATCTCGCCGCTGTCGGGCCCTTGGGCGCGCAAGATAGCCGCCGTTTTCCGTTTTCCTTGAAGGAGCCTGATCCATGGCGACCATCCTTTTGTCAGCAGCGGGCGCGGCCATCGGGGCAGGGTTCGGGGGCACGGTTCTGGGGCTTTCCGGCGCGGTCATCGGCCGGGCCCTTGGGGCGACGCTGGGTCAGGTCATCGACCAGCGGCTTTTGGGGGCGGGTTCGGAGGCGGTGGAGGTGGGCCGGGTCGACCGGCTGCGCCTGACCGGTGCCAGCGAGGGGGCGGCGGTGACGCGGGCCTGGGGCCGGGTGCGGCTGGGCGGTCAGGTGATCTGGGCCACGCGCTTTGCCGAAACCGTTACCCAGACCGGGGGCGGCAAGGGCAGCGGTGCGCCGAAATCGGCGCAATACAGCTATTCCGTCAGCCTTGCGATTGCGCTTTGCGAAGGTGAGATTCGCCGTGTCGGCCGGATCTGGGCCGATGGCAACGAGATTGCCACCAACCGGCTGACGATGCGGGTTTACAAGGGAACCGAGGACCAGCTTCCCGACCCCAAGATTGCCGCGGTTGAAGGGGCGGGACATGCGCCCGCCTATCGCGGCATTGCCTATGTGGTGATCGAGGATCTTGACCTTTCGGTCTTTGGCAACCGGGTGCCGCAGTTCAGCTTCGAAGTCGTGCGCCCGGCGCAGCGCGCCGATGGCGCGCGGGTGCAAGAGCTTGCGGCCAGCATCTCGGGGCTTTGCCTCATTCCGGGGACCGGGGAATACGCGCTGGCCACGACGCCCGTGCATTACCCCATCGGCCCCGGCCAAAGCCGCAGCGCCAATGTCAACATGCCGACGGATCAGACCGATTTCTCGCTGTCTCTTTCGCAGATGACCGAAGAGATGCCGGGGGTGGGGGCGGTGTCGCTGGTGGTGTCGTGGTTCGGTGATGATCTGCGCTGTGGCCAGTGCAGCCTGCGGCCCAAGGTGGAACAGACCGCCATCGAAGGCGTCGGCATGCCCTGGCGGTCGGGTGGGATCACACGGGCGCAGGCCCAGGAAGTGCCCAAGGTCGAAGGGCGCTCGATCTATGGCGGAACGCCCAGCGATCAGGCGGTGATCGAGGCGATCGTGGCCTTGAAGGCGGCAGGCAAGGATGTGACCTTCTACCCGTTCATCCTGATGGATCAACTGGACGGCAACAGCCTGCCCAACCCCTGGACCGGACAGCCTGGCCAGCCGAAACTGCCCTGGCGCGGACGGATCACCACCGCGCTTGCGCCGGGGGTTTCGGGCACCACCGACCGCAGCGCCCTGGCCGCCGCCGAGGTGGCCGCCTTCATCGGCACCGCGACAGCGGCCGATTTCGCGCTCTCTGGCACCACGGTCACCTACAGCGGCCCGGCCGAATGGAGCTATCGCCGCTTCATCCTGCACAATGCCATGCTCTGTGCCGCGGCAGGCGGGGTC